CGGTTGTGAAACTCCAGTTCTCCTTGATAAGTCACTTTGGTTAATTTGTTTTAACGTCATCAATGAAGCAAGATTCCTTGATAAAACCTGCCTTCTTATTTTTTTCTTATCTTCTGTTTGCATTTTATTCTCCAGTTTTTAATAGAAGTTTTATATCACTTATTACATCTTTGTCTATCTGCTTGGTGGTGTATCTAAGGACACGCCACCCACCCAACAGAGCGGTGTTGTATTTTATTAAGTCAGCGGAATACCCCGATCCCCTTGTGTGTCTTCCGTTTGAGTAAATACCACCTTCAACCTCAATCGCTATTTTTATCATGCTAGGAAAATCGCCAATCACAAAATCAAACCTCCATCGCCTTGTCTTGTGAAACCTAAACTCCCTATGAAATGGTATTTTGTGATGCCTTAATAACAAGGCAAGAGTCTCTTCTCCTTTTGAATTACCCACGGTTGCGCCCTCCATATCCATAATCTTCAGCGGGTGGCTCAACAAATGTTCGGCTGGCTTGATCAAAGTTGAATGTTGCCTCTCCAATCTGGCCATACATCCCTTGCTCACGAATTTTTCTGGTTATTACTTGAATACTGTTGTTGTCAAAGTCTCTATGGACAACTACCACCGCATCAGCTTGGTTGTGCCAGTGAGCCGCGCCACTAATATCATATGCACTAGGCGCTTGGTATCCGTTGTTTTCTTTCTGTAGCTTAGTAGGATGGGCTACCACCCAAGTCGTAATGTCGTACATTTTGCAAAACCTTTTGCACTTGCTAATAAAATCTCTAATATGCTCATCCTCTCTATAGCTTCCCTTTCTACTTGCATCAACCTCGTTATAAGGGTCAATAACAATTCCATTGCATCCGTATTTTTGTATGCTCACCTTGGCAAGCTCAAGAATTTTATCAACGCTAGGTATATGCTCCCTAGTTTCAATAAAGAAAAAATGCTTTTGTATCCAGCGCATCCCTTCGGTTGCCTCTTGCTCTGTCATCCTGCCATTAAAACCTTGGTCAAAAGGTTTCCCAGTAAGCATCTGCAATAAACGCCTAATGTGCATCTTTGTGGAATGCTCTGGTGAAAACATTACAAATTTCCAATCGTGGTTTTTTGCAAGCTGTATGAGGCATTGGTCTAAAAATGTACTCTTTCCGTGGTTTGGGATACCTGTCCAAACGTGGAACGTACCCTTCATAATTTTATATATTTTATCTAGGTTGAAATAACCTATATCAACTGGCTTTGAATAGTTGCCCCTGTATAAATCCATGACATCATTGTAATAAGTGCCTACGGTATAAAGGCCATCCACTGGGTACGGCCGCGCATTCTTTATTAATTCATATAGAAACTCTTTGCCATGCTTTATTAATACATCGTTAGCATCCTTACAATCTTCTGGTGGCTTTACATACCAGCACTTCACTTTTCCGTATCTATGTAAAAGCTCCTTTTTTAAGTTATCACCTGCCCCATCAGCATCGCAAAAAAGAATAATTTTGTTCGCCTTTAGCGGGTGCGTCTGCAAGCAACTAAATCTTTTATCATTTTCTTTATATGCCGCCTTAGCTGGAGCGCCATCAGGTAGCGTTGTCACAAAAGGAAAACCGCACTCATGAACGCTTAATACATCCATCTCCCCCTCAACAAATATTGCCACGTTAGATTCGGCAACAGCTTGATAGTTATATAAAGATTTAACAGGGTCTTTGCTTTGCTTAAACCGCTTATCTTTGTGCCTATATTTTATGTTGTCACACTGCCCAGATTCCCCATTGTAAGGAAACCCTATCCACTCATCGTTCTCCGAAAATATCTTAAACTCTTCATACGTCTCTTTTGAAATTCCCCTCTTCTCAAAATAAGCATCAAGAAAAGATGAGGTGTTGGGAGTAAATGCTTTCCTCTGAGGTTGCGATGGCCTTACTGAGCCTGACAAGCCGCTACCAGAAAGAACCCCTCCCTTGTGTTCGCAATGGTGGCAAAAGAACACAATTTTATCGTTTGAAATTTCCACAGACATTGGCCTATCGCTACTGTCGTGGGGTGGCTGGCACTGAGGGCATTTTATTTTATGGTTCCCTTCATCTAAGTGCTTAACACTTAAACCATGTTTTTCAAATATCTCATCCTGCAAGGTCATTTTGAGTTCTCTCTTTTCTTTGTGGGGGGTTTGTATTCTGTATAAGTAATGTATTGGAGGACGCTGGTGTCCTAGGGGTGCGGACACTGGTGTCCTGAGTGGGGTGGACACTGGTGTCCATAGTTATAGTGTAAAGGTTTGTCATTCCTAGGCGTTTCTGAACAAAAATATAGCCCAGTTCTTCAAGAGAGCAGACGCACCTACGCACTGATCTGTCGGATACTCCGCATATTTCTGCAAGGTGTTTTTCGGATGGGTAGCACTTTTGCGTTCCCTTTCGTGCGTAATTTGCAAGCATGAAAAGAACTAGCTTTGTGGTGGGGGTGGGGCATGGTAGTAACCTTACCCAATTAATTGCGTCTGTACTCATCTGCCCATAATGGGCTATGCAGATTATTATTGCAAGAGATAAAAGTCGTTTGGAGTGACATTTCCATCTGTAGCTTTATGGATTACTTTCATATCTTCTGGGCGCGGGATTCTTTGCCCACTGCACCACTTTACCAAAGCATGATAGCTAAAGTCAGCAGAATGATTGTTTGATGCAAGATCAAGAAACTGCTTTTGAGTCAGGTTGTTTTCTTTAAGCCACGCTGATAATTTCATAAGTCCACCAAGGTTATTTCGGTATAGTATCAAGAAATCGCTTGCACATCAACCCATTTTGTCCCATAATTAGCCCAACTTATAAAAGGTGCATGACCCCCATGAATAAAAACCCGTTTGAAAACCATAATGTAGGACACCTAAGCGCAAGCTCAATAAATGAGTACATTACTAACCCTCAGCGATGGATACTGCACGTATCAGGCTTCAGGGATAGGTTTGGCATTCCAGCTATGTGGAGAGGCACCGCAGTAGATAAAGCCCTCTGTATTGCCATAGAAGAACCAGACGTAAGTGAAGCTCAGATAATTAAGTGGGCTGAAAATTCTTTTGACGAAGAATACAAAAGTGCCATTGAAGATAAGATTCCTGTAATGACGGTAAGAGCAGAGTCAGAGCGAGATAACTTATCCCGATACCTTGCCCCTGCAATTCCACACTTTAGATCACTAGGTAAGCCGTTAGTCACGCAGAAGAAAATTAAGCTAGAGCTTGATGAATTACCTATACCTATTATTGGCTATCTTGACTTGCTTTATGACGGTGTTGTGCGCGACATAAAAACAGTTAGCAGATTGCCTAATAAGGTTCCTACAGCAACGTGCCGACAACTATCTATTTATGCTACCGCTGAGAACTGCCACCCTATCGTTGACTACGTACACGCAAACAAGACAGCCTCCAAGGTTGTAGTTATGCCTGTAGAGAATGTTGATGCTCACATGGCCGTTGTAAGACAGGCGGCTAAAAATATGATGCGACTACTAAGCTACTCTGATGACATTACTGAGATTGCAAGTTTGATGATTCCAGACTTGGATGATTGGCGTTGGTCAAATGGTGAAAGAGTTGCCGCTAAAAAACTTTGGAGAATATGATGAACGATAAATTAATAGCCGCTTTAATACAGGCACAAAAATCAATAACCCACGCAAGTAAAGATGGCAAGAACCCTTATTTTAAAAGTGACTACGCTACCCTTGAGGAAGTAATAACCACCGTTAAACCGCCACTCAATGACAATGGCGTTATGTTTCAGCAGGTATGCCACCCATCTGATATTGGTGTTTGTGTTGAGACTGTATTCTATGGACATGGTGGTGAGTTACGAACTGGTCAGTTTACAGTTCCAGCAGATAAGCGCGACCCCCAAGGGTTTGGTTCTGCCCTGACGTATGCAAAAAGATACAGCCTTTCTATGGCTTGCGGAATTGGACACCAGAAAGATGATGATGCTGAAACCGCTATGATTAAGCGCAAGAAAACAGACAAGGTTTATGTAGCACCCAAAGTAACTCCAAAAGAGTTGGACGCTTTAATTTCTACAGATACTAATGCTGTTTACAAAATAATGAAAAAAGGCACTTTGATCCAAGCGACTACTGGAGAGAGTGGATTTTTAAACGAATGCAGAAAGCATCTAGCAAACCCAGATAGCGATGCTTGCAAAGAAATATATGCTGATAGCGAGGCGTATATACAACAGGCACTAGAAAACAGCCCTGATGGGAGTGCCATTAAAAATAGCTTTAACCAGCTAATAACTTTATATAGAGGTGCATGATGAAAAAGAGTCTTACAGATGCAATAGCAGAGGTAATGTCAGATGGCCGCCCTTGGACGTTCTGGGGTTTGCAGGAAGCAATTAACCATAGATATGATTGCTACTATGGAGAACCAACAATTAGCGCAGGAATTAGGGGTCTAAGGCATTATGACAAAAGAAAGAAATACGACTTGCCGCTAACAGGTGAGATTTTATTTAAAGAAAAGATACCTTCAAACACTGGCGTTCCAGCTAGAGGGTATCAATACAGGCTAGTAACTAATAATGAGGAAGTATCATGAGCGATAATGAAGATTTAAAGGGCGCGTTTTTTATTGATGGAAACTGCCAGATAATGAGCAAAGGAACCATCACTATAAATGGAGCGACTAGATACTGCTCCTTGATTAAGGCGCAAAGCCAAAAAGGTGAGGATATCTATGAGGTGGTAGTGTCCGCTGGTAGAGTGTACGTAAACAAGCCAGAAGAAAAGCAGAACGAAAAATCACCAGATGTAGGCGGTAAGATTACCATTGATGGACAGGCTTATAAATTTGGTGCTTGGAATAATGTAGCCAAAAGCGGCCAGAACTATTTAGGGGTGTCACTCACTAGGACTGATGCAGGTAACTCACCATATACAGCATCTAGCCCGCAACAAACTCAAACTCTAAAAGACAGTGATGTTCCATTCTAATAAGTGATAGTATTTATGCCCATTGAAAGGTGGGCTTTTTTTTGCCATTGGAGTTATCGTGAAAAAAAATAAAGTTGGATTTACAGCAAGCACATTTGATTTGCTTCACGCTGGACACATTGCAATGCTTAGAGAGGCCAAAAATCAATGTCATTACTTGATATGTGGATTGCAATTAGACCCTAGCGTAGATAGATCAGATAAGAACAATCCAATACAGACTATAGTAGAACGATACTCTCAACTTTCTGCCATAAAGTACGTTGATGAAATTTTAATTTACTCAACTGAGCAAGATTTAATAGATATTTTAACAATGTATAAAATTGATATTAGAATATTAGGAGTGGAATATAAAGACAAAGATTTTACTGGCAGAGATTTGTGCGACACTTTGAATATAGATTTATATTTTAATAGTAGAAATCATAGGTTTTCAACTAGCGATTTAAGAAAGAGAGTTGCGAAGAATGAAAAAAGATAGAGTTAAAGATCGTAAACATCTTGAATTTGTCGCAGACCTTGAATGCTGTGTCAAAGATATTTCATGCCA